AAAAAACATAAATACACACAAAAATCAACACGTAGTAAGAAATTTAGAAAAATAAACATTAAAAAATCACACAAAAATTATATAAAAAAATATAAAAAAAATAGAACACGAATTATATAACCTATATAATTCGGCGTTTTAAATGTTAAAAGGTGTAAAATTATTACAAAAAGTAACCTAAAATTAATTCACGTGCATACTCACACATAACAAGGAATACTGTCAATATCTATAATTTTAGTATTTTTTTTAATATCCTTTTTTCTCACAATAAATTTATCAAAGTAAGGGTTTTGTAACACATTCATTGGTGTATGGTTGCTTACTGTCCGCGCAATCATTTTATACAATTTAAAATCCGGATAACGTTCATCGCCGTTTTTCTTATACAGTATATTTCGTCCTTTATCATCCTTAATCCATTCTAACATAATTTGCGTTATTTTTGTTTTGGGTTCATCCACTAAATAATCATACAAGGCACATCCTAAGCGACACAAATCAAAACTATAACTAGGTTCTAACCTCGGTTTTTTATCATTAAAATAGGGTTCACAGTTGTATTGGGTTGCAGCATCACCGTCTTTTGCAAAACTATCACTACATAAAGATTGTCCGCGAAACTTGTAAATTGCTCTACCAAAATCTATAATTTTATAAATTTTACCATGGGTTGGCACTTTATAATAAATATGATTTGTTTTATAGTATAAAAACTTTGTATCAGTTTCTACATACATAATATTGTTGGTATGTAAATCATTGTGCGTCAAATGAAATGCATTTTGAAAGGTGATTAAACTTAATACGATTTGCATGACAATAGAATCCCATACTTCATCTGTAATATCACCCGTATTCATTAAATCATCAAGTGTATTTTCGCAATGTTCAAGAGAGATAACTTGAACTGGAAATGATTTAATTTTGGCAATAAGTTCATCGTCCTCTCCTTCGCTATCACTGCAATCTTCATACTCGTTATTAAGGTCATCACTTGCATCATCACATTCAACGCTATTAGTATCACTTGCCTCACTATCCTCACTATCCTCACTTACCTGACGTTTATTTGCACCATTTTCATTTTTATCATTTTCATTTTTATCATTTTTATCTATTTCATTTACCGAACCCGACGTATTTGATGTTCGGGAAGAACAAGAACTGGTCTCACTCTGCAATTTTGTTCTTCCATTGCCAGTTAGATTGTCATTTGGATTGTCATTTGCATTTGCATTATTCAGTATTGCTTCAATATCAACTTCGCTAATATCTTTCATAGTATGGTGGTGGTCATTGTTCATTTCTTGTGAAACAAGTGTGTCTAACTCATTTATATCACATATATCGGATAAATGTAATACAAGTGTATCCCGCTCATCATTCGTAGTATCTTCGCCTAAAATAGCATTATTACCCCCTATCACAATTTTCTTTCTATAATTCCGCGTATCCGTATTTAAACTGTCTACTTCAATATGCTCTAATTCATAGAGAACTTTATCGTTTTTTCTAAAAAACCCCGATTCATTTAGATAGTCAATATCATCAATAATATTAATTCGGAAATCATTTTTTATTGCCAAGAAAGAACCATAAAAATCTACTCCATTTACAAAGGCATGATGATGATATAACTGACTTGTTAAATACGAAAAAAAACTATCAACATACGCCGTGTTATTATAATGGTTTAGTTTAGGATTACAATAAGATACATCTGCACTTGAAACTGCATTAAGTCTTGGTAAATTAAATAAAGTTGTATCTTCACTATTATATTTACCGAGTAAATATTTCAAAGGATCTAATAACGGACTGAATTTTAAATAGGTCTTTTTATTTTTGCTTTCTTTAGAATTATTGCATTTAACACTGCATTCAAAAATATTATTGGTTTCTTGGGAAATCAGCGATTCTAGTCTTACGGGATTGTTTAAGGCAATGTGTTTGTAGTTATTTGGATTTAATGAAAAATAGCAATTATAAAGAGGAATATAATTTTGCGGTTTCTCAATACCAAATGAAGGATTTTCCTCTAAACTCTTGAATAATCTATGATTATCGTCTTTTCTGTAGTTAAACTCCATTATTACTTGTATTATATATAATTTAATTGTTTTTTAACTCATTACTATTTTATATAGTTAGGGTTGTATGCGGATGCAGATGCGGATGCGGTGTATCGTTTTCTTTATTTTCTAAAAGCAATTTAAACATTAAATGACCTTAGAATTAAAAAAATTTGATATGCGGCACATTAGTTTTAAACCCGATGAAAATAAAGGACCTGTCGTTGTTTTAATTGGTCGTCGTGATACAGGTAAAAGTTATTTAGTAAGAGATTTATTATTTCATCATCAAGATATACCGATAGGAACCGTTATTTCCGGAACGGAAGCAGGGAACGGATTTTACAGTTCGCATGTTCCAAAACTCTTTATCCACGAGGAATACAATACTTCTATTATTGAAAACATTTTGAAGCGACAAAAAACCGTTTTAAAACAAGTGAAAAAAGAAATGGAACAGTTTCGTCGGTGTAACATTGACCCTCGCGCCTTTGTTATTTTAGACGATTGTTTGTATGATGCCACCTGGACCAAAGATAAAATGATGCGACTGCTTTTTATGAACGGGCGGCACTGGAAAATTATGCTTATTATTACGATGCAGTATCCGCTGGGTATTCCGCCGAATTTACGTACGAATATTGATTATGTCTTTATCTTGCGTGAACCGTATATTGCCAATCGTAAACGCATCTGGGAAAACTATGCAGGTATGTTTCCGACCTTTGAATCGTTTTGCCAAGTGATGGACCAATGCACTGAAAATTTTGAATGTTTAGTCATTAATAATAATTCCAAATCTAATAAACTGCATGACCAAATATTCTGGTATAAGGCGCAACATCATGCCGATTTCCGACTAGGGTCAAAAGAATTCTGGGACTTATCCAAAGATTTAAATTCGGACGACGATGAAGATAATGCATATGACCCCAATAGTGCAAAGAAACGCGGGCAAGGACCCAAAATAAGTGTAAAAAAAACGTCTAAGTGGTAGTTAGTTACACCTACATTTACATAGAGATACATAGAAAAAGGGAAGGAGAGAGAGATAGAATAAACCATTGAATTATTCAAAAAAATTGAATTACTTTTTACTCTAAAATAGATAGTAACTCTTAGACTATAACACCTGTTGTTACGGTTCTGATTATAAAACCCGATTAGTTGACGAACGAACCAACGAGCAAACGATCCAAGAAGCCAAGAAGCCAAGAAGCCAAGAAGAAATGAATAGTAGTCATTGTGAATTTTATGAATGTGGACCTTGTGGTGGTGCAGTCGTTGCCCACACTGATATTAAATGGTGTAATCATCCAAGGACGCCGGCATCACATGTTTGCCGAATGTCTAGCATGTCTCCTATGAGACCGGTTATGATGTGTGGCACCCACTTCAACAAGTTTTCGGTCCAATGTGGGGATGGTGAGGGCGGATTACCTTACCTCTCTGGGTTTGATGAACCAGATGCATTTGATATGCTTATCAACCTGTTAGATTATACCGGCACCAAGAAACCGTATCGCTGCAATGAGTGTGGTTATGCCCGAAAATACGTTGCAAATGAAACCGAGAAAGCATGCGCCTTAACCTGCGAGTCGCTGCTGAACAAAGACCGAGCGTGGTATGATTGTAATTGTAAAGAGGAGGTTAAGTGTGTGTGTGCCCTCCGCTCAAACACCGAACTCCACTGGGCCATAACGACCTACAGCAATGGGTTCGGCATGTTTGAGTGTGACGCATGTTCACGTCCCTCTTGGAAAGATGAACATCACGACTACCATGCTCGGTTAATACCGGTGGATACCATTATTGCTATTGCAAAAGAAAACCGCACTCTTTTGGAAACTCGGAATGCATCGGGCGAGACACCACTCAATCTCATTGACTTCATTATTGATCATCTAACGTATTCATCAACGGTCAAGTACAACGAAAGAGCAAAAAATCGTGAAGATGGTTGGGCCCGCCACAATATTGATTGTCTCACCCGGCTGAAAAAAGAATTAGCCAAACTGAGTGAAGACTACACTAAGACAATTGAAGAGTGGGAAAATGACTGGAAGATGATACTGGTTTAGCTTCGCTTAGATGTTAGAGAAGGGTGGGTCAGAAGAGAAGGAAGGTAAGGTCTCTCTGTTTTGTAAGGAATAAACAAATGAAAAAACACAAAGAAAAATACAAAGGAGTGGAAAACCTCTTTTTTCCCTGCATAGGTGGTTATGGTTATATGCAAGCACGAATAAACGCATCTACATCACCGTCCAACAAAGGCGTATACTCGTGTATTTTTTCATCCGACCAATCCCACCATTTGATTTTTAATAAATGCTTAATTTGTTTTTTATTAAATTTATATTTAATGACCGCTGCTGGATTTCCGTAAATAAAACTATAGGGTTTAATGTCCGCTACAATATGCGTAGTATTGGCAATGGTTGCCCCATCCCCGATTGTAATACCTGGCATAATAGTTACATTATCACCAATCCATACGTCATTTCCAATTATAACCGAGCATGAACCGTTGCTTAATGGAATAAGCCATTTCTTATCCTTGGTTAGAATACTGCCGCCATGTAAATAAATCGTCACATTTTCGCCAATAGTGCAATAATTTCCAACCGTTAATTTTGCTTCGCTGGACCCCCAATGAATAATCGGATCGCCTTTGGTATTTTTTCCAAATATCATGGTGTATGTAATTTGTAAAGTTTTAAATGGCTTAAAGTTAGTTTCAATTTATACTTAAAAAATATATAAGTTGAAAAAAGAAAAAAAGGGTTATCTATTTTGTATGTGTCCTTTTTTATGTTTTTTATGTTTTTTATGTTTTTTATTTGTGTGTTTTACACCTTTACCGTATACCATTCTGGTTTTTCACGTATTTTTTTCCACGTAGCAATTTTTTGTTTTTCGTCCGACATGTAATAATTACGATACGATTCAACGGGATCATCCGTTTTGTATTGTTCTGGCATTGCAAGTGCAAACTGGGTTAAGCCCACTTTTTCAAACGATTCGTCGGGGGGCATATGTTCTCTCAAATACTGAGCAATCAGATAAGATTTATGTTGTTTTGATTCGGGGTGTCCATAGCGGTATTTCCATTCGGTATGCATTTCGTCAACCAAATCCAACGTCCAGACAAAATTCGCCTTTGACGCACGACACCAAATCGTTACCGGATGGTTTTTGTGTGCCATTTTATACAATTTTTCATTGCTTTCATCCTCTGGTGCTAGAACGCGTTTGGCAGAACAAAGCATCTGCACTGCTTCTAATAAAATCTTACTGATGTGTTTATCCATCATATATTCGGCAATTTCTTTTTGAATCAAAGAGAGAATGAACAAATTCATTTTCAGTTAGGTTTTGGGGGTGTGTTGGGTGTCGTTTCGTTCTTCTGTTGGGGTGGGGTTGTAGTTGTATTTTATACCATTAAAAAAAGCATTTCAATTTTTTTATTTTTATTTTTATTTTATTTTTATTTTATTTTTATTTTATTTTTATTTTATTTTTATTTTATTTTTATTTTATTTTTATTTTATTTTTATTTTATTTTTATTTTATTTTTATTTTATTTT